GCCTGAGGCATACAAGGACCTGAATTAACAGGTCTCATACAGAATTTTTAAATCAGTTATGGGGAACTACCGTGAACTACTGATCATAAGTCTGAGATCGCGACAATAAGATTGTCCTCTAGAGATAGAGAAACGCCTTAGTCGTGACATCAAGTTAGACTGAATGATATGAATCTTTGAATCGTTTAAAGTATATAAAATGCTTTAACTATCATTCGTATATCATCAAGATCAGTATAAGAGAACTAACCATTCTCAAGACCATAGGGTATACAACTTTGGTCGGTTGTATACCCACATTGACTGTTAGGTCTATGAATCAGTCGTATGGACGAGGGTTTGATCCCCTCCAGCTCCACTCACTATGACGTCTAAGGTGACTTCTATTGCTAGCGTTTCCCTCGAAGTAAAATGATAGGAAACGCATATGGGGCTGAATGAATTTGACAGCGACAATGTGAAGTAGAATAGGTCAATACGCAGATAACTGGCAATACAAGTTATGTAACGGACTATACTGGTATCGCAGCGTGATAACAGAGTCCAACGGCTAAGCTAATGTCGTAGAAAGCTGGAGTAAGGATAGTACTCAGATGGTAGAGCGGTGAGATAATATCAAAAGCTGGTATCGGAGGTTCGAGTCCTCCCCTTACTACAAATAAAAAATTAAGTTTAATCAATAAATTAATTTGAAATGGGATTAATGAATTTTATTAGACAGAATCTTCCAGAATCATGGGAGAAAGCTGCAACAGAGATGAGAATGAAGACTGAATTAATAACTCGTCTTCATAATGTAGTACCTCGTGCTTATAAGAATAAGTATCACTACAAAGAAGGAATATCTTATATTAGAAGAGTATTCAATACTAAATGTGATATAATACATTTAGTAGATGCTACTGATATAGATATTACTAAATGGAATGAATTAAGTAGTAAAATAAAAGAATATCAATGCGTGTAAGATATTTTGCTTGGTTTGACTCTAAACATGAAAGAACAGAGTTCATTAACTTACTCAGATCAGCTAAATCTGATATTGATGCAGTTAATAAAGTGATGCAAAAATATCCAGAGTTAACTTTATCAGAAGTATCTGGAATAGTAAATAACTTTAAAAAAGAAATTAATCAACCATGAGACTCAATCATCCTGGTATCTACAGAATTGTAGGTGAAAACTTTGAGCTTCTTGCCAATA